ACCCGGCATCGCTGGTATCTCCGGCAAGCGTAAATTCAACCGAGGCGTCCTTGAGGCCGGAAAGCACCTTTTTCCAGCCGGATGACCTGACCGCCACCTCGGCACTGCCTTTTTCGATGTTCAGCGATACCGAGTCCGCGACATGTTTGAGGACCGTCGAGGCTTTCGCCCCCGCGGCTCCGTAAAAAATCTTCGCTTCAAAACCTATTTTGTACATAAAAAACCTCCGTTTTACTTAATTGATCCACGCCAGAAAAGTGGTAGGCGTCGTTTATTTTCCTTCAAAGCCGGACCGAGAAATGCTCTTTTCGGGTACTTTCTTCCGTAGTATTCGCCGCCGAATTCATGGGCGCTGCCGGAACGTCCCACAATGGAATAAGCCGGGCCGATTACCGCTCGCATTTTCGCTTTGTCCACGTTGTAAAGGAGCGAGCGTTTCAGTAAACCGCGCCTAGTATGCGGCGGGGTTCCGGCAGATGATTCCTTCGAGCTGCGCCGGATGCTCCTTCTGGTGGTCAGGCGAATCGCGGCGGCGGCATGATTGAGACTTCTGAAAGTCCCGGCTTCGGCTTTCTTCCTGACTTTTCGAGCGTCAAAACGGGAACGCCCCCGCATTCTGACCATTTCAAGTCACCCGGAATTTCAGCGTTACGACGCTGGTGAACTGCCGAAACTGTCGGAGATGTTCAGGATCGTAAACCGGTTCGTTTTCAATCCCGACGCACACCGCTTTCGGGTATCCGGTCAGACGTTTGCGGTCGAAAATCCCGGCGATTTCCTCGACCAACTGCAGCAAGTCCGCAAGCTGCTCCGGGGCGGCGGTTTTCTTCTGCACACCAACGTCGATCTGGACTTCCCTGGCAGATTCCAACCTGGTCGCTCCTGAAAACTTGAGCGACTTTGGAACTACTGTGACTTTCAGTTCCTTCAACTCCTTAAGTTCAAATTCCGGTTTCAGATTAACCTCGGCGGTGAATTCCAGTGAAAGCTCAGCATTGTTCAGTTCCGCCGCTACGGCGTCAGCTATGTCGATTAAAAGCGGCATAATTCACCTCATAACGCTGGCGACGATTGAGCCGATAGCAGCCAACAATGCCAGGATTGCCGCACCCGCCGCCGAGAGCATCGTCTTGCGCATGTCCTCCGCCGCATGGCACGGCGGGCTGTGGTGAATGTTGCGGTCGGAAAAATGAACCGACAACATGCCCTTCATCTCGGCAAGCTCGCGCCGGGATTCGTTGACCGCTGTCCAGACATCTTTAAGATCCGGGTTGTCATTTCCGTTGGGCATGTTACTTTCCCCCAGTAAAAAAGTTGAACACCATCTGCATGCAGTTCTTCGGCTTTTTAACTTGAGGTTCGCCATAGCTCCTGAAATGCTGGCGCACGAGAATAACTTTCTTTCTTCCCGTAAGCGGACTGACATCCCCGTAAACCGCATCGGAAGTCACGGCATCGATAATTTCACTCTGGTTTTGGCACTTCCGTTCAAGCTCCCGGATAACGTCGTTTTTCTGGTCCAGTTTATCCAGCAATTTGTTCAGTACACCGGTAACCTGTTCGAAGCTGATTCCCGGATTGACCGCGGCTCCATGATGGAAATAGTCATAAAGTGCCCGATAGCATTTTTTCTGGTATCTGATGATAGCTTCGCGCTTCCTGCCTTTGTAACGGGAAGCCGGAACTTTGAACAGCCAGCCGTTAAGATATTCCAGAGGAAGACAGAGCATTTTGTAGTTTTTACCATCGTTTCCAGTTATGGGTGTAAGCCCCACAACTGAGCTCAAAACGGGATCATTCTTAATATTTTTCACCTGCTGACTCCAGTCTAATTTCAATGCTCCCACAATGGGCTTCATGGCAACCAGTTTCTCATCTTTATTTTCGATAACAAAAATTTCATCGCCGTAAAACGGGACTTTGATTATTTTGTTTTTCTTTGACATAGTTACTCCTTTCCGGTAAATTTGGTATGAATTCTTAGTGTGTTCCGACAGCTGTCGGAGTACCGCCATTCCGGTTCATTGTTAGGAGCCATCACCTCGTAAACGAACCCGTCCTCGACTATTTCATCGCCCGGCTCGGGGAGAATTCTGGCATCATTTAAGACCAGATCGGCGGCGCTGATGAGGTAATCCCGGCTCTCGATATACTGGAAGCGGCCGTAATCGTCGGTAACTTTGAACACCGTTTTGCCGACCGTCGCCGGAACCTCGGCGGAGTCACCATCTCTCCGGTAAATCACCGGAGAGGTTAGATGAGTTTTCCGCTGGGATTCCAGCCAGGCAAGCCCCTGTTCCAGCATACCCATTATTCAGTCGCGATCAGCCCCAGCGTCCGCAGCGCCGCCAGTATGGAGTCGAGTTTGCCGTTGTTCGTTTCAACGTCGTCCTTGAGGGCGTTGTACTCCGCGCCGATGGTGGCGAAGTTGTTGTTGATCGCACCCGACTGGTCGGCTGTGGAAGTATCCGCAACCGCCGCCAGTTGGTGGGTGGCGCTGGCCGTGCCGCCGGACTGGTCGTCGATGTCCTCGGCACTGGCTTCTGGATTAGCAATTGCCGCCGCGGCGCTGATCGACACGTCGCGGGAAACGTTGATAATCACCCTGGCATTAGCGTCATCGTCACCGGATGCAATGACGGTTTTGCCAAGATATTTATTATTTCCGCTGGTTGTGGTTATCTGTTTATTTTCAGCGTCCCAGAACACAATCGCGCCAACGGCAATCGCCGTGCCTTCACCCGTTGCCTTGGGAATGTCGAACACTCCGACCAGCGCCAGGGCGCCGAGTGTTCCTGCCTTGATGTCCAGTTTGGCTATCCCCGCCAGATCGCCGATAATTACCACATCTCCCGCCGCCACGTCGGTGTCGGGAGTAAAGTCGATTTCATGTCCTCTTTGGATATATTTTGCAAGCATGTAATACCTCTGATTTTAAAGTTGAAAGTTAAAAATTTGGGGTTCGGGGCCGTAGCGCGATGCGCGAAGTATGCCCCGGTAATTTGCCTGTCAGTGCTTACTGACCGGCAGAACGAACCATGCCGCGATGATCCTGTTCACGAACTCCGAGGTCGAAATAGACCCGGAACCACAGTCCCAGCGTATTAAAGTCGGTCTCACCGCGTTCAACCGTCGGGGTGCGCTTACCCTTCAAGTAGCCGATCTCCCAGGTGTCAACCGTCGCCGGATCACCGAAGAGATACCAGCCGGTCTGGGAACTGCCCGGATAAGCGGAGTTGCCCAGGTAAGGCGAGCTTACAACCTGCAGGTTTTCATCGGCCAGCACGTTCAATGCTGGGCGAATTGACTGATTACTGCCGCCAGCCATGATCAGGGTCGCGCCTTTGGTAAGCTCAATCGCCAGATGCTTCAGCGCGGTCGGAACCAGTAAAAATCTCGGTTCGACGCTGATCGGCTGTCCGTCCGCGTCAACCTGGTCGAGGAAGACCTGAATCGCTTTTTTGAGGCTTTCTGTTCCCAGTGCGGAACTTGAACCGGCCAGCAGGTTTTTGTGCCCGGCGCTGAACAACGCATTGTTGTCAGACTGGACCGGATTGGAAAGCAGTCTGCTGAAGAAGAGCTGGTCAATCAGACGCGCCGCGCGGTTGCCCATCGCCACCGGCACTTTCATGAACGCGCCCAAATCGTCATTGATGATCATTTTGCGCGTCAGACAGAATTTTTTGCCGTAGGTATCGAGCTGGTTCTTTGCCGTTTCCTCGACGAGCCCGCCTTCCTTGATCTCGCCGTCAGCGGCTACCGGCAGCAGATCGCCGACGTCGGTCAGGCGGAAACGGTCGTTTTCCTTGAAATCATTCAGATCACCGCTGCTGCACAGCTTGGTGGCGATCACCGGCTGGGCTTTGTAACTCTGCAGGAGTTTTTTGTTTGCCACATTGCTCAGAATCCCCGGCAGGCTGACGGATGAAAATGCCGCCCGGATGGTGTCGTTGTCGAAACCTCGCGACGCCGGGATGCCGTCAAGTTTCATGCATTCAATGAGCAGCTGCCGCAACGGCATGTCCATTTCACCCATACCGGCTTCCACCGCCTGAGCCCCGAAGGATTTTTCCAGCGAATCGGCGTCCACCCCGACCCGCAAACACATCGCCGCTTCCAGGGTTTTACGCATTTCGCCGCCCTCGGGTTTGCTCTTGACCGAAATATGCACATCGGCGCTCGGGCGTTCGGCACGCATTGTCGCCAGCACTTTGGAAGTAACGATATCAGGAGTCCAGCCAGCGGAAATCGCCTCGCGTTCGATTTCCGGATAATCGCCGTCGCAAATCGTCTGGATTTCGGCAATCCGCTCGCGCTCCGCCTTCACCGCCTGCTGGGCGGCATCCTGTGCCTGGGCCTGGATCGTCGGAGGCGTAGCCGCCGCTTCAGCTTTGGGTTCTTTTTTGGGTTCCTGTTTAGGTTCTTCTTTGATTTTCGGTTCCTCCTTGACTTTCGGGCTGTCGGTTTTTGGGACCGGGGTATTTTCCGGCTCTGTTTTTTTGTTTTCGGGTTCCTTTTTCGGGTCTTCGTTTGCCATAGTTGTTCCTTCTCCTGTTATGTTTTGGGGTTGAAGATTAAAACTTGCGGATACTTTCATGGTTGTTTTTGCGTCGGCTCCGACCGGGATGACCGAAACTTCCCTCAAGGCCGATTTTTTGACATGATAAAACGGCCCTTCGAACACTTGGCCGTTGACCTCGCGGCTCGACCTGACCAGTTCGCATTCCTTCACGTCCGCACCGATGCTCAACTGCCAGTCGGCTCCGGCCTTGCTCTGCGCCACGATGTCCCTGGCATCTTCGCTTTCAGATACGATCTGGCCGTCGATTTCCAGGGCGTTGTCCTTTACCTGCGCGATGACCATCCCGACCCGGGACGCGGTTTTGTTCTGGTGGTTAGCCAAGAGCGGCACGCTTTCCGGTAGTTCCAGCCCGGCCAAGTCGACCACCACCGGATGCTTCCAGCCCGGCAGATTCATTTTACCGCCTGAGTACGCCAGTCCCATCACTTTGGGCTTTGCGTCTCCGGCCGCTTCAATCAGCAGAAAATCACTCATTTGCTGTTTCCTTTTGTTCAGAACCGTTTCTCTTCGGTTCCGGGTTAATATTTTTCGACGCGTTGTCGTCGTTAAACGGTATTTTGAGCTTACGCATGAGTGCGAGTTCCTTGGCGCGCTGCCGGATTACCGACATGTAGTCGAGCCCGTCCTTGGCGCATTCAGCAGCCAGTGTGGTTGTGTGATTTTTTAATCTGGTTTCCTGCGCTTTCGATTCTTTTCCAGGGTCAACATGCGGAAAATTGTCCCAGAACCAGGTGTGTCTGGGAAGCCTGAAATAGCCTCCGCCGACAAACGATCTTGCCAGCATGTATTCCCGAATCCAGAGGTCGAACACGCGGTTCAGAATTTCGCTTTGCCAGAAACTACGGTCCACCAGGATTGACTTGTGATATATCTGGTTGTCCAGCCGTCCGGAGGCGTAGTTGAACCCGGAAAAATCCCCGGCGACGCTGCCGTAAGTCGAACAAACGCACCGGGCGATCTCGCTCAAAATCACCTTGACGAATTCCGCGTGGCTGGATGCCGGCTGTTTGGGATCGAGCTGGTCCAGCTTCCATCCAGCCGGAGCGGTCAGCATCATATTCCGCTCCAGCGGGATGATATCCATCGGCTCGACTTCCTCGCTCTCGCCGTTGGGCGGGGCGTCGGTGTAAAGAATCGCCGCGAAATCAGCCGCCGCTTCTGCTGCGGAAAGTACCGCAAGATTGTACCTGCGAAGCTGTGCGAAAAGCGGCAATGCCGCCGTCAGTTCCGGTACGCCACGGTGCAGTCCGGGACGATCCTGCCGGAAAATGTGCAGCATATATTCCGCCGGAACAATTACCACTTCCTCGCCAGGCGCATAGCGGATATCTCCGGGATGGTATTTCATCACCCGGAAAGCGGCCGGATTACCCCAGTCGTCGAAACTTATGCCGTCAACGAGTTTGTCATCCGGCAACCAGACCAAATCGCTGCAAATCCGGTCGGCTTCAATCAACATCAGATCAAGCTTGACGTCGTGCCTGACTTTCGGGTTGGTGGACATAACCGCGAAGGCTTCGCCATCCTGGCACCGCGCCATCCGCATGGTGCGAAGTTTCGCCGCCAGTCTAACCGCTTCCGCCCACTGCATGAACTCGGTTTCGACTTCATCGTTGAAATCCTCATCCGGCGTGAGCATCTGGAGCCGTGGGCCGGTGCCGATGCAGTCGTTCGCCAGCATCTGCACCAGCCCCTTGGCGTAAGAATTGTTCGCCACCTCGTAGCGTGAGCGCGTCCGCAGCGTCCGGCGTACATCGGGCGACGCCTCCATGTCAGCCGACAGGTAATCCGCCGCCGCCCAGTGACGCTTATTGTCATGCGTCGTCTGCGCCGCGTCGAACCGCGCCCGGATAACCCGGCCGGGATGCCGCGACGATACCTCGCGGGTAGTTTTCCCTTTGAAAATTGTGGATAAAAAGTTCTTCAATCTTTACGCCCCCGATGCGCTCATTTTGCTGATTTTCAGCCCGGAACCGGCTTTTTTAACCGCCTGTTTCGAGTTCAGATAGCGGTCAGCGGCAATCTGGTCGGCTATCGAATGCTGTTCGACTTTCTGGCCATCGCTTTCCGCCGATTTCGGCCCGGAAGCATTATCTTTGATTTTCTGTTCAAGGCTTGTGTTTTCCATCACTTCAGTTTCCCCTTTTTCTTCAGCCGAATGATGCCGTTAGCGAGAATCTGAGCGACCTCCTGGAGCGGTGAATTAGTCTGTGTTTCTTTCTGCATAGAGCCTCCTTTGAGATTTCGACAGTGATTGCCTTTCCACTCGATACATACGAGCTGGGAGCGAAATTCAGACCCGCTAAACTGGGGATGGAAGCGTCTTTAATGAAAATTTCTCGCGAAGAATAGGTTAAAACGAGCTTATCGCTTGTTTCTGCGCACTTCTGAAAGCTTAATTTTCTCACCGGACATTCTGCCGCTGCCGCTTTCGCAACTGCCGCCTCTCCGGTTTGAGAGCTTAATCGCGCCTTTGCGCATTCTGGTTCCGTTCCCGAATTCCGGGAGGGTCGCTCCCAGCATCGAGGCACAAACGGCACAACCAGCCAGACAGTCGAAAAAATGGTTGTCGTTGTGCTGCGGCCGGATTTTCCATTCGTCGACTACCCGGCCGCGCCCGGCGGTTTTTACCCGATATTCTGCCGTAAGGTGTTCGGCTATGAGCTGATGCTGCAGCGGAGCCCGACCGTAAAACGTCAGGCTGCCCTTGTCGCCGACCGCTACTGCCAGCCGGGCATGGATGAACGATTTCCAGAAGTTGGAATCGTAGATCACATGCCGGATAGCGCGTTTCCCGGCGACATTCGGGATCATCCAGTTCAGGCCGAGACGGTCGCCGGGCTTTTTCCGGTACTCGGTCATTGGTTTGGAGCTAGCTCCGACGTATCTGCCATGCGATGGCAATATCAGGTTCGAATGTGTGCTTTGGCGGCAGAACTGATAAACGATGTCCGTACTCTGGCCCCAGTTGGCGTCGATCATGGCGCGTTCAACTTTGAACACCGCACCGTCCTCGCGCTGCCATTCACGGGACAGATAGTTCCCGGTCAATTCCGTCAACGCCGAATACAAACCACCCTCGAATCCGGCCTGTGGAAAAACGCTCTGGATCGTCGGATTGGCGTCCGCCAGAGAGAACATTCGCCGCCGTTGATCAGGCCAGGCTCCGTAGTCGATAACCGCGCCGGTGAATTCATCATTCCAGGCGGTTACCACATAGAACAGCAGCGCCTTCTGAACGTCGATAAACATTGTCAGCTTATCACAGACCATCGGAATACGGTTCTGTTTCAGACCGCTGACTTTCGAGGCAATTTCGTCCACGGTCAGCAACGCCTCGTCGCTGTCGTCATCCGGCAACGGGTCATTCTGGTACTCGCTCCGGAAGGCCGTCTCGTCCTGAAATTTTAAATTCATGGCATGCTGAAGCGCGGAGATTTCATCATGGTTGTACCGCGCTTCCCACGATACTTCCGCTCCGGCGTCCATTGCTTCACGGTTTTCCCGGTAAAAATCGGTCGCCGCCTGGAAATTGCCGTCGGTACGCAGCGTTTCGGCCCTGAGCTCGGCATACTTTTCCCAGAGTCTCATATTGTCCGGGAACTTATACACCATCCGCGTCTTCTCACCGTTCCAGTCCGGATGTTTATTTTTATCCAGAATGGTGTCGGCCATATCGCCGGGACGGATAATGGTGCACGGCATGACCCCGGAGATTTTTTGTCCCGGCCCCGCCAGACCGAGGATATCCCCGCCAAGCACCCGGATGCGTTTACGAGTTTGCTCCAGGCTTCCGGCGCTTTCGCTGGTCTGCGGGTCATCGATAATAACCAGCGAGGGGCGCACATTCCGGCCATCGGAACGCTTGTATTTCATCCCGCGAATCCGCCCGGTAATTCCGGCCACCCGGACGATAATACCGCTGGATTTGCTGTTTTTGATGGTCGGCAGGACGATTTCGTTGCTTGTCCAGGTAATTCGGGTACGCACGCCTTGGTAAAGCTGACCGGCGCAGCGGTTGGCGATCCCGTCAAGCTGTGCGACCGGATAACACACCTCCGGAAAGTCTTCAGCCAAAAGTTCGTTAACGTCCAGTTCGGTTTTGATGCTGTCGAGGATTTCCAACGCGGCTCCTTCCGTCGCCCCGATCAGCGCCACAAACTCGCGGTGTCCGTAAAGCATCGCCCATAAACAGGCGGCTTCGGCAAGACTTGTCTTACCCATACCCCTCGGCAACGCCAGCGCGAACAGCCCGCCCGACAAGACCGCCGTTTCAATCTTGATGATCACCTTGATGTGATCCTCGGACCACTCCAGCGCGAAGGTTTCCGGAAAATAACACTCACAGAAAAACCGGAAGTTGCGCTCGCATTCAGCTTTTCGCCGGGGATTGCCGACTTCCGGCAAGGGGCCGATATCGCGGCCTGACAACGACTGCTCCGCCTGCCGTTGCCGTTCGGCATCCCGGCGCTCTTCATACGAACGCGCTGTTGATTCGTCCTGTTGCGTGTGTTCCTGATCAAACATCCAGGCGATGTATTTGAGCAGATTGATGTTTCGTGAATTATCGGATGCCGCGATACGGAAACCGACACGGTTGAAATCCCGGTAAATCCGCGCCTGCGGCAGCACGAAACCCAGCTCTGTGGAATTTATCAACCGCGCCACTTCCACCGGGCGCATCGAAGACGGGTTAATTTGCGGCATCGTCAGTATCCTTTGCCAGATATGCGGCATAGTTTATGAGGTTGAAAGTTCCGTCGGGATTTACCGGCGCGCCGTTGGCGACGTCTTCTTTGACCGTTTCCTCTGAAACAGTACGGCTGCCCGAACGTTTCAGAAGTTTCACCAGATCGGATGCGGATAAAGCTGTAATCCTTAGTTGGTTTGGACTTAAATTATCCATTCGTCATACCCCCATTCATCACATACATAACGGGCATGCCGGGCAACGAATACTCTCCAGTAGCGGATGAGCGAATACCACGGCCTGCTTAGTTTTGCCAGGATTACCGCGTTTTCTCCCAGCCTCCGGTTGGCGGCATGGAAATTCTGCTGGCTGTAATAATCAAGCGGAAGGAAGTTTTTTGTGTACTGAAATTCCGCGTCATGAATCAGGATCGCTTCAGGAGCAAATCCCAACAGTCGGGTGAGAATTTTTCGTATCGCTTTAGGCGTGTGGTCGCCTCCTGCGCCGTTGTAGCAGGTGGCCAGTTCGGCATCGCTCAAATTGTCGAACCATTCAGGAGTTTTTAATCCAATTTCCTTGATCCTTATGCGCATTATGTGTGCTTTTGCGGGGGATATCTTCAATATATTTTTATTCATTTCCAGTTTCTCCTTGGATTTTCGGGGTTAATGCCTGCCAGTCGCAACCCTCGCCGTGTGTGAATTCCGCCCAGCGTTTGCGGATGACGTCGCAGTATTTTTCGTCCAGTTCCATGAGATACGCCTTGCGGCCGATTTGTTCTGCGGCGATCAGCGTACTCCCCGAACCACCGAAGAAATCAGCGACCAGTTCACCGCGTTGAGAAGAATTTTTGATGAGGTAAACCAGCATTTCGACAGGCTTTGTAGTAGGATGCAACTCGCTTCGTTTCGGGCGGTCGAACTCCAATACGGTGGTTTGTTTGCGGTCGGAGTACCAGTTGTGGGCGGCACCATCCTTCCAGCCGTACAAGATTGGCTCATGAATCCACAAATAATCCTGTCTTCCCAGGACTAAAGAGTCTTTTTTCCACACCAGGCACTGACGCACCTGAAGCCCGGCAGCTTTACACGCTCCGCGAAAATTGTAGCCTTCGGAATCTGCATGGAAGATGTAATACGCCGCTCCCGGCTTCATTACTTCAACCGCGCATTTGAAGGCATCTGTCAGGAAGTTGGAAAACGCCGCGTCATCCATGTTATCGTTCTGAATGGTTAAATGTTCAGCCGTGCCGCCCTCGTAAGCGACATTATACGGTGGGTCCTGGAGCAATAGATTCGCTTTTTCACCAAGCATTAATGCTTCGACATTAGCATTATCGGTGGAATCACCGCACATTAGCCGATGATTTCCCAACTGGTAGATTTCACCGCGTTTGCTGACCGGTTCCTCCGGCGGTTCGGGAACCTCGTCCGGGTCGGTCATGCCCTCGGCAACCGCATCCTCGCCGTTGAGCAGCTTATCCAGTTCGTCCGCGTCGAAGCCCAAAAGCGACAGATCGAAATCGGCCTGCTGCAGATCGGCCAGTTCCAGTGGCAGCAAGTCATAATCCCATTCAGCGATCTCGC